CGCTACAGCGTTTATGGATGACCAAGCAAAGCAAATCCAAAAGCGTATACAAGATGCAGAGGACTATGAAGATCAGCAGCGTGAACAGGCTGAACGTAATAAATCTATAATAGGTAAACGTAGAGCACTGGTTAATCTAGCTAAGACAGAGATCAGTATGCTTAGAAGGCTTGGCGCAAAAGATAAACACATCAATGCCGCTATTGCAGCAGGTCCAAAAGTTTTGTTTGAGTTTTCACAAGCTCTACAAAAGGAAGCACAGAAGAGGCCCAGCGCTGGAGGGTCTTACACGTTTAGTGAGAGTGAGTTAGATACTTTTATTGATATGCCAGAAGAGTTTGCTGCAGCGTCAATGACTCCTGAAGAACATTACGCTAACTCCATAGGACTAGCATCTCCATCACTAGGAGGCTATGAAGCTAAAGGTCAAGGCTTGGTAAGAACAGCATTAGGCATGGGTCTTAAAGACGCAGCTAGAGCTAGAATGGATAGAGATCCTTACTTTGAAGGATACTCTATTATGGATATAAACGAGATAGCTAGACAGGAAGCATACGAAAGTATGGACCCAGGTACGTATTTCTCATTTAGACCTTCAGCAAATTATGATCCTACAGTAATAGGTCCAGCATTTAGAGATGCCTTTGAGTCTGCGGATAAACTACCTGCTGCATTAGAAACATCTCTTAGAGCACGGTATAAGGGTCAAGAGCTAGACGATGCAATACAGGCTGAAAGACTTAAAAGAAAGCTAGGTGTTGTAGATCAATACGCTAAAAAATTCCAGCTACAGTTTCTAGAAGATACCTCTATTGATGTACGAGGTGAGATAGGAGACACCTTATACTACGCCATGCTAGACGATTATAAGTCCTCAGAAGAACTAGAGAAGCTTATAGTTAAAAACCTGATAAAAATGGATGGTGTAAACGTAGGAACTACCATTAGAGTACCATATAATAAAGAAGGTGAAGAGTTTAAAGGTGAGGTAATTGAGATCGTACTAGGTGAAAACAATACCGTCCTTAGTATGACAGAAAACGGACGTGATATTGATGAATCAGAATACGATGAGTATATAGTTGGTTTAGCTACTGCAGGAAGATTAGATCCTAGTGCATTTACTATAGGTGATACAGGTAAAACTATTAGTGAGTTACAGCCTAGACCATTTGATCCTGAGGAAGAAATGTTCTTCGTAGATCCTTATGATAAATATTCTGACACTGAAGAGTTTCCTGAAACCCCTATAGAAGGTTACGATAAAAAGGTACACTATGTAAAAGACGTAGAGGTTCGAGGAGGAGATACTAGAAAAGCAATAGTAGTAGGTGTACCACCAAGACCACCATCAGGTTTGCTTTCTGAGTTCAAGCGTCCAGGCATGGATGGGCAAGAAAAAGAAGACATTCTTTCTGGCAAGATACCAGTGCCTAGAGACTTAAAGCCTAGCCAGTGGGATGAACTGTTTGGCGAAACACATAACCGTGATGGCTCACCTAAAGATAAATACAACCCTGATGGCTCACCTAAAGTAAGTGTAGCACCTGAAGTAACTGTTGACACGTCAGAAAGATTAAGGTATAATGAGTCTAATCCATTGGATCTAAAATCAATGAGTGAAGACGAGGCAGAAGAAGCATATGAGAAACTTAAAAAAGGCGAGTATTTTATTAATCCTGCTGACGGTAGGGTACTTCCTAAGCGTTAGGGGTTTAAACATGGGAAATACAATTGACTTTTCACAAAGAGCGAGTACAGGTAATACCTTAGACTTTTCCAATCGTGTAACTGAAACATCAGCTATTGTACAAAAACCTCAGAATGTATCTAATGTAGCTTACACACTTGTGTCTGACAATATTGGTGCAGACCAATCAATGTGGAATATATACAGAGAAAAGATTGCTGATATAGAATCTGGCGGGGATTACTCTGTAAAAGGTGGATATAAAAATCACTACGATGGTAGATACCAAATGGGCGAGGCTGCTAAAACAGATGCATCTACTCTGTTAGGCTATTCTCTTGGACACGATGCTAAAGCAAGAGAAGCTTTTAGAAACGATAGGATAAAACAAGAAGAGGCATTTGCTGCCTTTACTGTAAAAAACCATGATTATCTTATGGCTAAATCTAAAAAGTATAGAAGCCTTTCTCTAGAAGATAAACTATCTGCCTTAGCTTATGCTCACAACCAAGGTTGGTCTGGTGCAAATAGTTGGTTAAAAACTGGTATGGTAGGTAGTGACGCTTTTGGTACTAAAGGCACTAGATATTCTAACGCTATTAAGGAAGCACTTAAATGACAAGTATACTTGAAAGAAGAGGTATCGCTTTCGATAAGGTTCCAACTCAAAGCCTAAGGCCTAGAGATTATAATAGGCTGTCTAACGAAGAAGAGATCTTTGAAAGCCCTATTCCTGAAGGGCAAAAGCTAAAGAAAAAAGATCTTTACAGATATGAAAACTTGAATACTATTCGTAACTATATGTCGGCAAACAAAGGCGCTGACTATATGGATATGGATGATGAAGCATTAGTAGAAAACTTTGTAGATCACATGAGGTACTTTAATACTAATACTTTGAGTACTGCTGGTGAGGTACGCTTTATAAGTAAAGCAGATGATCAAACAAAAGCTATGGCTGCTGAAGCTTATAACTTATATGACAGCTTAGGAAATGTTTTTGTTAATGATGGTTTCTATGGTGCAGTGGATGGCGTAAAGGATTATGTATTTGCTGCAATTAAAGATCCTACAAACTACATAGGTGCATTCACTGGTGGTTTAGGTAAGGCAGCAGCACTAGGTGTAACTCAAACAGGTAAGCTGGCTTTAAGAAAAGCTGCAAGTGAGGCAGCTAAACGTGCTGCACAAAGCGGTGCTACTAAACAGGCAGCAGAAAACGCTGGCATTGAAGCTGGTACACTCATGGCTCAGAAGATGATTGCTAAAAGTGTATCAGGAAAAGAAGTGGCTATGGCTGCACGTAAAGCTGCAAAGAAAGCAAAGGCACAAGTAAGACTACAAGCTGCTCGTGATGCTGCTACTCAGATAGGCAGGGAAGAGATAGCTAAAGCTGGTAAGAGAGCAGTAATACAAACTACAGCTATTGATGCTCTCATAGCGGGTGTACAAGATAACGCCATCCAAAACATTTACTTAGATGTAGGCGCTCAAGAAGATTACAGTGTAGCTCAGACAGGTTTATCTTTAGCGCTGGGTGGTGTAGGCGGTGGACTGCATTATACCTTTGGTAAGTTTGAGGGAACTTCAGGCTTAGCAGATGCAGTACGGGAAGCAGAGGTAGCAGGACGTGCAGACAAAGCATCAGAACTAGTAGATAGAACTAAGATAAACGCTCTTGATAAAGAGATAGAAGCAGCGCAAGCTATGCCAGCGACAACTAAAGGTCAGAAGGTAATAAAGACTAGAAAAATAAATCAGCTTAAAGCAGAGAAAAGAAAAATAAAAAGAGAGACTATAGGTAAGCCTCTACTGCCTGATATTAAAGATCAAGAACGTGCAGTCAAAGCTATCAAAGATGGCATTAAAACTTGGGATGAAAAAGTAAAGTCAGGTAAGTATTTGCAGGAAGGATACACAGCAGAAGAAATACATGAAGAAGCTGTAGCTATTCCTGAAATCTTATTAAAGCAAATAATGCTAGGTGATGGTAATAAGGGTGGTGTTGCTGCTATCTTTAGGGATAAAGGCATTAAGATACGCAGAGATACTAAAGTTTCTGACGTTATGACTAACCTTATTAGGTTTATGCCAGAGGATGATCTGCAAGAAATATCAGGTTTGTTTAGAGAACGTGTAGGCTTAACGCTAGGTGAAGCATCTGACTTGGGTATAGAGATTGGTGAGATTATTGCAGCAGATATATCAAAGGCAGGAAAAAAACTAGCAGTTATGTCTCAAGTAAGGCGTACCATAGACGGTGGTGTGGTAGCTGGAAACGAAATACTTAAAGAAGCTTTAAATAGTAAAGACCTTCGTGACACATTAGAGTCTGAGTTTAAGCTAGTAAGAAACTCTAAACCCTTTGCTTATGGACAGAACGTGTGGAAGCGTATGCTGGTTTCATCCCCAGCTACTACATCAGCAAACGTCATGGGCTTTGGGCAGTTCTTTAGTGGACAGGTTGTCGCTGATACTTTTTCATCTGGTCTTCTTATGGTCGGCGCTGCAGCTAAGTATGGTCTAGGTGATTTTGAGGGTGCAGCAAAACTTACCAGACAAGCTAAAGTATATACAACTATACAAGCACAAAAGATGAAAAACTTTGTAGATCCTTTTACAACTCACGACTCTTACATGAAGATTATGAAAGAGATCAAGGATGAAACAGGCAATACAGATGTACAAAATCTTTTATTTGAAACTGTAGCTGGTGGTGTAGAGCGTAACGCTAAACGTTATGGGATTGATCCAAGTAATCCAGTATATAAAAACGTAGAGAATATTGTAAATGCTTCTATGAATATTACAGGAGTCCGTATACAAGATACCTTTACTAAATCACAGATGTTTATGCTTGAGTTAGATAAATACCTACAGCTAAAAAAAGATGTGTCTTTAAAAACAGTTCTGAAAGAAGGCAGACTAGAAGAAATAGATGATGATGTAATTGGTGCTGCTATTGATACAACTCTACGATCTGTTTTCTCTAAAGACTACACAACAAAAGATTATGGGTTCTTTGGAGAAGTAGCTAAAAAGGTAGAGCAAGTATCAAATATGCCTGGTCTTGGAACCATAATACCGTTTGGTAGATTTATGAACAACGTTGTAGCTACTGCATATCAATGGGGTCCAGTATCTTTCTTACCTGCTGCAGCAAGCCTAGCTAAAAAGCAAGACTTATCTTCCGTTGAAGCTATGTCTCGTTCATTAGTTGGTACAGTAGGTTTGTTAATGGCTGCTCGTTATTCAGAACAACAAGAGAAACAAGGCTTAGCTTTCAATGAGATTAAAACAAGTGATGGTAGTATAGTTGATGTACGTAATGTGTTTCCTTTGTCTGCTTTCTTAGCTATGGGTAGAGCGGTAAATTTAAAAATGTTTAAAGGTGAGCCTATACCCAAAGAGCTTATACAAGAAATAGGAAACCAACTCGCTATAGGACAGGTTGCTAGAGATGCACAGTTTGGTAATGACATGTTTAACATTATGGATATGTTTTTTAACGCAGAGGGCGGGGATAGAACTAGAGCACTAGAAGCATTCTATAAATCTACAGGAAATATAGCGGCTGGATTTACTAGACCACTTGATGCAGTAAACAGAATGGTAGGCTTCTTGACTGAAACAGACGTAGCCAAAGATGTCAGACAGGCTAGGGGTGGCAGGGTTTTTACTCAGAGTGCAACTAAGTACTTTGATAACTTAATAGAAGTATTAATTGGAGAGACAGATAACATCACTGGAGAACGACTAAGAATAGCTACTCGTGAAGGTGATGTATATGATGCCAATCCTTTATCTAGAATACTAGGTATTACTGTTAAGCAAGGTAGAACAGCAGCAGAGAAAGTATATTCTTTATCTGAGCTTCAGACTTGGACAGCAGACCAACGTGGTAAGATACCTATGTATGATAGGATCTTTAATGAATCTCTTGCACCTCTCTTAGAACCTAGAATGAATGATCTTCTGAAAGATGAACGCTTTATGAAAGGCACAAACTTACAGAAAGGCGAAAGTCTTTTACAGTATCGTAGAAGTAGAGTTAAAGAAGAACTACGTAAGGCCAGAGAAAGAACAAGGGAGATGCTGGATACCTACGAAAGTCCAGGGTATATGGAAAGACTGCGTTACAAAGCGTACTCAAAGGGTACGAAAGAACAACAAAAAGAAGCAATGAAGTATATGGAACGTAGTGGCGTGTCTGCAAATGATGTGCGAGACTTTAACTTTAGAGAATTAAATATGTATAACTCTTACATAGATCACTTAAACTACCTTAAAAAAGGTGGGTAATAAAAAGAGGGGGCCGCTAAGCCCCCTTATTTTTTAGCTGATGTAGAAACCTTTCGAGTATCTCTATCAACTCTGTTCGTATTTTATCTGGATCAGCTTCTTTGTTTCTCTGATCTAAGAATCTCTTTGCCTCCTGTTCTAACTTACTGTTAGGCATTAGAGGGTAGAGCTACACAGAAGGTCATAGCGTATGCATCATCACTTGGCCTTGTGTTAGTCAGTAGTTTCTTTACCTCTTCAGCAGAAGCCTTGCATTGATCATAGTTATCATACATGATAGGCTGGCTTTGAGCATAATGCAATCCGTTGTTAAACATTATAAAGATCAGTATCCATTTCATAGAACCGACTTTACAACTTCAATACCTTGTGTAAACACAGGTACTATGATCTCTTGCAAGATGCCAATAGCAACACCTGCACCTGCAAACAATGATACGATTTCAAACATGTAGTTCTCCTTTATGTTAAGTCTACGATTTCACATACATCACCAGAGCAAGCCATTGTTTGCATTGCTACAGTGTTGTCCTCTTGTTCATACTCAGAAAGCTTAGACCAATCTATCTTCTCTGGCATAGAACTTAATAGTAACTCATAATCTTCCTTAGTGCAATCCTGATATGGAGCTTGCTGATAAGTATGATCAGAGTGTGGTAAGAATGATACACCTGACATCTCATCAAAGTGTTCAAACACAAATGCACCTACAGCCATCCACTCAGAGTCACGCACTGAGATTGTCACACTAGGCTTATGCTCACACCAGTGTCGCTGATAGGTAAGCCACATCTCAAGTTGTTCAATGGCTGTCATGTCGTTACGTGTGACTGCACCACTAGGTGATTTAACAGGGAAGCTAAACACTGTAGTCGTGTCACCCTTGAACACACATGGTTCGTTAGGAATACCCTGATCAATCATAAACTTAGTTAATGGGTCTTTATTATCCCCACGTACAGTACGGATATAATGTGGAGAGTGACGAGCATGGATGCCACTTGCGGAGTCAACCAACTGCGAGACTGTTCCTGATGGTTTAACGCAGCTAATCGCAGTAGAGGGCGGTATGTCAAGACGACTAGCAAATTCAGCATTAGTAGAAATGGCGACATTCTTTAGGTGCTCCAATGTTTTATCTAAGCCTTGGTTCTTGTGTGTCATAAGGCGGTTGTCCATGATACCTGTTAGTGACACTCCCAACAGTCTTTCCTCTTCAGTATTATTCTGCCACACTTTCCGCAGGTAGGGGAACTTAGTGTATGAGGATTGTATAGTTCCCAATATTGTTGCCATACGGACTTTTCGCTCAAGATCTTCGATAGTATCTGTAGCCCTGACCACAACTTCAGTGAGATTACAAAACTGATACGGACGCAAGATGATCTCACTACACGGGTTAGTTCCAAAGTCATAGTTAGGATCTCGCCTATCATTCTTTGCAGCTTGTTTCTTGGATGCTTCACGATTAAATATACCTCTCTCTCCTGACTTACTCTCAACTAAGGCAAGCCACTCACGCATAAACGTTTCCATGTTTGGCTTCTCAGTGTAAGCTACAGAGTTATTAGCTAAGGCACGGTGCGCTGTAGTTTCCCACCACTGTCCTGACTTAGCGTGACGCATACGGTCATCACTAAGGTTTGACAAAGAGATCATAGCACTACGGCGTACACCACCAACGACTACGATCTGACCAATGAAACACATCAGGTCATGGCACTCTACGCTAGACAGCTTACGCCCTTGTGCGTTCTTGAATGTTTGTATTGTAAAGTTAAACAGTTCAACTAAAGGCGCTGGGCCACTGGCTCTACCGCCAAACGTTTTAAGTCTTGCACCTGCAGGACGTACCTTAGAGACATCCCATTGAGGAATCTCACCAGCCCACAGGAGTGCCAACAATTGTCTATACGCCTTAGCCCATCCCTCCTTACTGTCCTTGACAACGATAGTGGTATCGCTCTGGAAGAGAGTAGGGATTTCAGGGAGCTTACTGATGTACTGCCTCTCGACACTGAAGCCAACACCAGTACCACAAAGCAAGATGAACATAGCCTCATCGAAGGACTTAGGGTCATCTACGGGTAGGTAACTACAATTGTACCCTGCTGTGTTGTCACGCTCTAAGGCTGGACCTGCAGTCATCATAGCTCTCATTGATGGCATGACTTCCAAGTTAAGTATAGCATCACGAATGCCGTTGACGTATGTGTCATCACCTATCTTAGGGCGTACTACATTATCCATGTAGCGTTCAACTGTGTCGCTCCAAGACTCACGTCCTTTACCATCAAAGTATTTAGCATACCGTGACTTATGTATGAAAGACTGATAGTCTGTTGGTAAATAGTTATCCATTATCTTTTATCCCCACTTCCTTTTAGAGTTCCTCTTTCCTTACGATCACGTAGCTTGCTGAGATTATTCCTGGCTACCTCTGACAGGTCCACATTCAAGTCACGACACAGTGCTGCAATGTACCACAAACAATCCCCTATTTCATCTGTTATACCTTCACGATCAAACTTACCGTCACGTAAGATCTTCTTGACTTTGTTTGCTACCTCACCAGCCTCAGCAGCTAAGCCCAGCGCTGGGTAGATTACTTGATGTTCTACTTTGTAGATAGCTGTTGATGCAGCCATGTCCTGATACTCATTCATCAGGTAATCTACATCGTTGAATCTTTTAAATGCATCAATATCTTCTTGAGTAATCATACTACCATCTCTCCTTCACTTGTAGTTTGTCTATATGAATATCGTCAATGTCGTGGAACGTATTGTGTATTAAGTCATACACGTCCTCTGCGTGTGCGTCCTCTACAAGAGATAGTATGTTACCATCTTCCTCTACTTCAACCACAAAAGTAACATTAAACTTTTTATTCATTTATGTATATCCCTCATTGTCTCTAGCATCTTTTCTAAATAGTACTTTGCCTTCTCCATATCCTCTACAGGTTTACCTTTATAGTTATGCCTGTGTTGGTACTTGATTAGATTACCGTGGCAATAACCCTTGAACTCTTCTGGTGTTAGTCTTTCCTTGATGTATTCAATACACTCTATACCACTTAGAGCGTAGTGCATGGGCTTGTTTACTGGATCATAGTCTGACATGTTATGCATTTCCTAATGTTTTAGTGAACCGTGTAAGCTTTAGTACTTTACCATCTGTACCTTCTACTTCCTCATAACTGTTTTCTATCGGATTGTCAAGCCCCATTTCATCATTTCTAAAATCTTCTACAGAAGTATATAAGTCTTCATCATCTTGTGCCATCTTTAAGAAAGCACCCATGAGTGTAGCTAAGTGTACGAGGTAACCTAACTCCTCTATAGCCATAAGCTTTGGTTCACCTACAAGTAAACCTGTGCTCAGATCTCCCGTCCAACCGTTTTCATCGAATGATGTAGGTGACAGTATAAGTGCAACCTCATCGTCTTGTATGTAACGTTTCATCTCTTTACTTTCTCCTTGAGTATTACTCTCTTGGTCTTTAAAACTCTACCCTTCTCTTTCAGCCAAGCCTCAGGTATCACACGGTGCGCCCACAAGAAGTCGTGGTTGTCACACCAAGTGCAGTACCTAGTCTTAGAACCTTTGTACAGCTTAGCCATAGAGTTACTAAACACGAAACGTATGTCTAGCTCAGGGTGTTGCTTGCGTATTTCTATGTGCTTACGTCTATCCTCACTGTCAAAGATACCCTTAGTCTCAATGATGATACCGTTATCTAACATAAAGTCAGGCGTGTAGGTTCTGTATCGTAGGTCTTCCCACTCAATCTTTAGAACCTCGTACCTGACCATACGCTGTTTGTCTTGGAGGTACGCAGCAACCTCACGTTCAAGTCCACTGCGATACCTTCTTGGGTTATGCTTCCTCTTTGTTGTCGGCAACGGATACGTACTCCACTGTCGGGGGTGTCTTACCACCTTGATAAACCTTAGAGGGTAGTGCCTGTAGTGTAGGCCAACACTTATGCTTGAAGTCACACCAACCACACGTCTTACCTAGCTTCATGTTGCCACTGAACTTACCCCTGTATGTCTCAGGTACAGGCTCAAAGCAACGCTCAAAAGGTGCATCACTGTTGATGTAGTCGTAGGTATCTTCAATCTTCTTCAAGGTTTCTTCTTTGTCTACCTCACTGGCAGAGACATACTTGAAGTCACCATTAGCTTTATTGATTACCCACCAACCACCAACGTCTTTGTCTGCAGCCTTAGCGTAGCCTACAAGTTGAGACACATAACCAAACGTATCGTCACTACTCAAGGTATGAAAGTCTGAGAACTTATGTTCGAAAGACCAAGGAGATGCAGACTTCACATCGTCTACCTTACCGTCAAGCACCATGTCGTACTCTCCGCTAATCTCCTTACCTTCTCCTAATTGCAATGCAACTCTTTCGTTATCCTTGAAGTCAACCTTAGCTGCACGTAGGATACCTTTGAACACAGCTTCTACAATATCACCAATCATCATGTTGATCTTGAAAGAGGTAGGCTTAGTGGACTTATGCTCTGGGTTGTTTTTCTCCATCCAAAGCTGACAGGTAGGACGCCCAATGTTGGACATCCTTAGTTTAAACTCACGCTTCTCAGCGTCATCCTGGAACTGCTCGGATAAAGCATA